TTCCAGGGAGATGGATGTATCCTGTATCTGAGTAGCTCATGTACTTACCACCAGCAGTAAACACCCCAGGCTTTTGGATAAAGGTTCTGAGTAACCAAGGGTATCTCTGGGCTTCATAAGTCCAGAAGGGAAAGATAAACCTTCCAAGAGCATCTAACATATTGTTGTAGGTATAGTCAGTAAAGTCTAACTCATACCATTTCCTTGCTTGCTCTACTGCTTTCTCTTTGATACCTCTCCACTTAGCCATATCATCAAATACTCCAGAGCCATCTAGACCTTTGGCTATATCTTCCAACCAGCCATTTATCTTACCTACATCATCAGTAGATATCCCTGCAGTCTGTTGAATCTTGTAAAGACCTTGGCGTACATCTTCCAACTGGAGCATCTTGGGGGTTAGTTCCCTAGCATACTCAGGAGCTAGACCAATACTACGGAGTAGTCTATCATAGCACTTGCTAATTGCTGCCTCATTAAAGCCTATGTTGTCAGCAGTCTTACCTACATTACCTGCTACTAGTTCAGCTTGTGCTCTAACAGTAGAGATAAACTCTTCCCTAGGCATAAGAGTCATTGTCTCAGGCTTGAATAAGTTTCTACACATATCATCAGATGTAGTCCCAAATATGTAGGATATATGGACTGGTAGTAACTCATCAACTACTGAAGGAGGAGTAGGTATTGGTTGAGCAGAGAGGGGAGCAGAACTCATTAGTCTAAACTCCCTAATCTGATTAGCATTAAGGAGAGTATCATACTCATTCCATGCAGTTTCTCTAGTAGCATTAAGTTCAGTCCAGTCTATCCTCCTCTTCTCAGCTTTAGCCAGCTTCTTGGCAGTGGATATAATATCGGCATCCCTAATCCTTGCTGCCTTGGCTGCTTTATGGTTCACTTCCCAAATATCAAGGATTTCTAATAGAGCAGTTCTCCTCCTATCTCCCATTCTAAGAGTATTTGCAGTATTCCTCATGTGGGTAAGAGTATTGGTTATAGGAGTATCCACTGCATCCATATACTTCCTTAATCCTGCACTTGCAGCATCATGGAAGGTATCCTTAGCTACTCCACTAAGTTCATGTCCTCGCTCAGTGGCTAGTTTCCTAACCATATGAACTTTCTCTTGGCTTGCAGATACCATATCATACAAGGCTCTCATAGCCCTGCTAAGTTCGTCTACACTCTTTATAGGGACTTCAGCAAATTGCCTAGCCATATCGTCAAATAGTTCTGCACTGGCAAAGACCTTGGCTATCTCACCCTCTTCTACTCCAGCAGACACATTACGGATGTAGTCATCTATACCAACTCTAAATATCTCACCACTGGCTACTCCTTCTTTGATTGCTTCCTTATACATAGTGTCTATGGTAGTCTGAGGGGCAAGTATCTCATCAATAGCCCTTAGCATTTTACCTTTAATGAAGTCTTGCTGAGTCCCTTGTAGTGCCCGTACTCCATCAGGCCCAGTTAATGTTGAATGAGATACATATTCCTCAAGGTCAGCAATCTCTTGTTTGGTTAGGGTAGTTATCCCTCTGTTCTTTAGCCTAGGGGTATTCTTGTAAACCTTAAGGATTTTAGCCATTTCATCTGGAGCTACTTCCTTCAATGCTTTAGTCGCAGTATTTAAGAAGTACCAGTGCCTCTGCTGCCCTTGGAGTTCAGCCCAGTAGAGATTAAGATTTCTTACACTACTAAGTTTAGCTCCTACTTGCCTCAGCTTAAGTGGAAGTCTCCTAGCTGCTATAGCTCCTAATCTCTCTCTAGCTCCAGTAGGGAGTAGATAGGATATAGGCTTAATAACACCAGGAGGAGTTATCTTCTCAATAAATGCTAGTTTAGATATCTCTGGTAGCTTAGTCTCTCCTGCCAGAGTTACAGTCCACATCTCACCCCTAGGAGCTTCAGTGAATAAATCAAAGGGGACATTGGGAGTGTCTCCCCAAACATACATGTTTACTTCCCTAACATCCCTAAATGTACCTTTAACCATGTTTACTCCTCTAAAGGCTCCTCTAAACATAGTCTCAAATACATTGAAAGGCCCGTAGTTTAGGAACAGTAGATACATCCTAGCTGTAGGAGCTACTATCTGAGCATCAAGGGTTGCAAGTGCACCCCATCTAAGTCTACCCTCAACCTTAGCCATGAATGAAGTTATCAGACCATTCTGATAGTTGAATCTGTATATTGGGGAGGTTACTTGAGCCATCGTCATATCAGTTACATGTTGCTGGTACTTTCTGAACATTTTGGATACACTAGTACCAGAGAAGATAGTATCAGCAGCAGATAGTTCAGTGTCTACCCTCCTCTTCAAGAACTCCTTAATGAGTAGTACAGCATCATCAGAGTCATTACCAAGTATTCTGGATACTCCACTGGATACCTGCTCTAAGTTCATTAAAGCAGGTTTACCTCCTCTAATCCTTCTGCCAAGGGATAAGTTATCCCATAACATATTGATATCTGATAGCTGAGTCCTAGTAGGGGCTTCTACTCCAATAGCTCTAGTCAGGTCAGCCACATCATCTGGGTCTATGTATCTACCCATAGTTTGCCACTTACCAAATTGACCTACTGGAGAGTCTAGTGCATCCATAGGGTGAGCCATAGCAAATTCTCTAGCATTTCTGGCTGCTTCTATTACTTGCTTAGGAGTCCATTTCCAAGGTCTGCTCTCCCCAGTCAACCTAACAATCGCAGACCTCATGTGAGTAGTTGCTCTTAGAGATGCTAGAGTTCCTTCTTGGATAGGGAGTCTGGGTATCCTCTTCCATAGTTCTCTACCAGCATAAAAGGGAGCATCCCATAGTTGTATCCATGCTCTCTCAGCAGGAGGGATAATCTTATTCAGGTAAGGAATTGGCTTGGTTATCTTAGTTGCTATACCAATACCAAAGTATGTTAGAGGGTCAGAGACTATTTCAATACCAAGTTTAGCTCCCCAGTTCCAATCCAAATCATCAAAGGCTCTACCATAAGCTAAGTACCAGTTAGCCCCTTCTGCTCTCTGCTCTGCAAAGTTCCTTTCCATCTGTGCAGGCTGTCTGAATGTTGCCCTTCTAGCACCAGTTATGATGATACCTGATAGAGGTTTGGATACATAATCTCGGTACTTCTCAATCATATCTACAGAGGCTAGAGCAGGCTGGAGTACAGCAGACTTAACTACTTCCCATGTAGTTAACCCAGGTATCTTAGCCTCTGCCAGTCCAGAGGTATAAAGCTCCATCATCTCATTCTGTTCATTCCAAGCAGATATTAGCTCCCTCTGGTTCTCAGTTACTAATTCATCCAAGTCCTCATAGCCAAATAAGTCCTTGACCTCATCACCAGACATTCCTGCTGGTAATACTGGAAGAGCAGTAGATTGGAGAGCTTTTAGTATTTCGTCAGTAGTCATAAGATGCATGGAGACTGGAGCAGGTCTACCCTTCTTATACAAGAACTCTACTGAAGGCTTACCAGTCTCAGATACTACAGGTGCATAGAGACTATCCAACATGCCACTGACCATATTCATATCCTCATCAGTAAGTCCAGTTGGAGGTGGTAATAGTTTGGCTATATCATCAGCAGTTAGCACAAGACCTTGGTAATCATCCATTAAAGGTATTTGTAGTGCCTGAGATATCCAAAGACTGTTTTTGAGGTTAACTCCAATCTCTTCAGCTAAAGCTCTCCTCCTCTCCCTCAACTCTAAGAACTCTTGCTCCCTCCTAGAAGGCCCTGGCTTATCAAAAGGCCATATTACTCCACCCATCATCTCCCAGACATCTTTATAAGCAGTACCAGAAGGGGGTTCAAGTTCCTCCCACTCAGTGCGTGACCGCTCTGCTAAAGTTTGGAGAGCTAGCGTACTCTCATATAGTTGTTCTATCTTGGATAAGTAATCCTCAGTAGGTTGGGCTATTCCAGTAGGGAGAGTCTCCTTTAGCTCCTTCTGGACAATATCCCACTTACCAGGTGCAGTCACAAGCTCTACCTCCTCAGCCTCAGCAAAGGCAGCCTTTCTCTGCACAAGAGTCAGACCAGATAGCTTCTTCGCTTCCTCCTCAGTAGGAGGTACTGGAGGAGTTGCAAACCCAGATACAAAACCACCTTTTAACTCAGGTATATCATCAGGCATTTAGATTCCCTCCATTGTAGGCTCACCACCCATAGCTTCTCTAGGCATTACTTCTTGTCTTGGTTGTTTAACCTTAGGTGCAGTAGGTCTAGGCTGTTCTCCACCAGACTTTACCATGTTAGCTGCTTCCTCATAGAGCTTCGCTCCTTCAGTATCTCCAGCTTCTCTAAGGATTCTAGCATTTACTTGTAGTGCCCTAATCAATGCTAGGCTCTCCATTACTGGATGTCTCTGTGCTCTGTCACTGGCTGCTCTGGCAAGTTCCCTCATTGGGTCAGTAATCTCAGGGAATAGCAAGTCCATTACTTTAGTAGTTGATAGTTCAAACTGTGGGTTTAACATCCTACCAGCAGTTACCCTGCTTACCATGTCTCCAGGTATATCTATCCTATAGTCTACTTCCAACCTTACATTCCTTGGGAGAGTCCTAGGCCACTTAAACCCATCAGGACTATTCCCAGACTTTATAGCATCAGCCCAGTCATTGTCCAGTTCTTCCATTAGAGACTTAGTAGCCTCATGGTAGGGCTTTAGAATCTGTAAGGCTGCTGAGGCTATCTGGCTCATTAGTACGCTAGATATAACCTGCTGAACATTACCATATAGGGCATAGGGTACTGAACCTCTTTGCAATCTGGACTGAGCATCCATAGTTTGAGTCCTTAGTTCTAATGGCAAAGGGGCTGTTGGTAAGATACCTACATCCTCCTCAGGAGTCATTCTGAATATAGCCCCTCTCTTAAATATATCAGCTTCCCTTAGAATTCCACCAGACCTAGACTTCTCATACCATCTAGGCTGAGCAGTATCCCTTAGTAATTGCTGCTGGAAGGTCTGTTGCTTATTGTAGTTGACATACTCACCCTCATTAGTGGCTACAACACCTCTACCGATTTGGCCTTTCCAGTCTCCACCAGTAGTAATGCTACCTCTATCTGGTAGACCTGCTACTGGTCTACAATATATTGGGAGCTTCTTCAATCCAGGCTCAAGGGAGTTCCTTACCAACTCATTACCCATAACAACTAGATTCCAAGGTATACCATTATTATTATATCTCCAGTAGTCCCAGACTGTAGTATTTCCTACAAAAGGTCTAGTAGGTTTTGCCCACCCTACTCTGCTTATAACCTTCCTACTAGCTGCTGCCTCAGATATAGTATAGATATGGGCACACCTAGCCATACCACTATCATCAAAGTCTGGAAATACATCAGCAGGATTCCATACCTCTGCGATTATTTTATCAGATGCTACTAGGCTAAACACTGAGTACCAGCCAGTAGCTATCAGGAATGACTCAAGCTCTCTAAGCCAACCAGACCTACCCTTGCTAGTATTCTCTACATCAAGGCTATGCCACTTCCTACCGAAGTATTTCTCAACTTCACTAGCAGCAGCCATATCATCCTCATCAATAGTATCTACAGGAATCCTATGTGCTATGTTATCTGGAGTTAATAGCTGCAGGGCTAGGTTAAAGAAGGTTGCAGGCTCATTAGTAATCACACACTCCATGCCTTCCTGCTTAAGGTCAGAATCATCTAGGGTTATGATATTATACCAGTCCTTGAACTTCTCTGCCCTAGGATTCCAAAATCTCTTTAGCTCAGTACACTCAGCCTGAACTTCATTTGCGTTCATGGTTCCTCCTTAATCGCTTGACTGCTTCTGCTGCACAGTCAATGTGTATCCACTTCTTACTAGTGAACTGTTTGAAGGTTCCTCCTACTTGTCCACAAGTTGAGCACTTAATAGTCTCAGAGCAGTACTTATACATGCTTCTATGAGCATACTTCCATCTACCAACTCTCTCTAGAACTCCATCAGATTCTTCACAGATATAGCACTTAGGCTGGGAGTTCTTAGGGAACATCATCTTAAATATGCTAGTTAACCCCATGCTTTCCCTTTCCATCCAGCAGTTCCTACTAGCCCTTTTTTAGCAGTCGGGACTGCTTCCCTGCAAGCTAGGGCTATCATAGCACTCATGGCTATATCATCTTCACCCATAGAGTCTATATCCATACCAAAGCTCCTAAAGCCCTTGAGTTCTCTGACTAAGTCCAGGTCATAAGTCTCAAGACCAAATGTACCATCTGGGTCTGTAGTCATTAGCCTCCCCGTTTGCTGGAAGAGATATGGTTTGGTTTTTCTATCAGTCCTCCAACCTGGAGTGGAGCTATACCTCCCAGTAACAACATCCCTCATGTAGTAGATATATGGATACCCTTTCTCTCCATACTGACCAAGTAGTTCTGCTAGAACAGCTATGCCTGGGTTGTTATTCTCCACTACTAACATGGCAGTATTGTAGTAGTGGCCTAGCTCTCTTAACATCCTAGCAAATGGAACTGGCTCTATTACCCCAGTAAGGGTAGCACAATGTCTCATGTTCTTTAAGTCCCATACTGTAGCTGCTGCTTTATCCTCTGCTCCAATAGTAGGGTCAGCACCCACTATGAATATCCCACCCTCATAAGGTGGATACCATATCCTAGCATTTTGGTAAGTGTAGGGAGCAGGATAGCATATCTTAGCCATACCATCCAGAGTGGTCAGGTCAAATGTAGAGTTAGCTACTCTAGTAAAGCAGGAGACATTATCCTCCAAGAACTCCTGCCAGAACATAGCTTTAAGTTTGGAGATATTAACCCTCCTCCATCTAATTTGCTCCTCAGTTAATCCATATAGGTTAACTAAGTTCATCTCCTCCTCAGAATACTCTAATGGGGAAACTCTATCAATGGGGAGGGCATCCTCACTACCCATAGGTAGCTTATAGTCAGGTTCTAGCCACCAGGGATAAACATGTAGATTATAGATACTCCTCCCAGTCTTCTGTCCTTCTATTGTATCTTGAACCTTTGGGTAGAAGTACAAGTCCTCACCATTTGGAGTAGATTCTAGTACTATTCTCCTAGCCCTAGGCTCTACTTCAGTCATTATCCTATCAGCATCAGGCCAGAATGCTATCTCAGAGCAGAGTAAATTATCAATCCTCTCACCCCTACCAGCTATGAACTTTCTTGCTGAGGAGATGTAAAAGGCTGAGTTAATATCCTCCCACATCATAGCATATTGGGAGTCATGGGTGAGCTTAGGTTTTAGCTCTAGTGGCAAGGACTTCTCAAATACTCTACACTTCTCTAACAGCCTACTGGTTAAGAACTCCTCATGGGCTATAACTACTGAGGTGGTATTAGGGATAGTGATATTCTCCTTAAGAAATAATGCCATTACAATAGAGGTAAATCCTAGCTGCCCTGCTTTAAGTATTATATCCCTATTAGTAGTAGATTGTGCATAATCCAACTGTACAGGCTTTAGCTTAAATGGGACTGATACTCTACTCTTATTGGGAATCATCATTAGATTCTCAATGTAGAGTACATCATCCTTGAGTAATCTAGTGAGAAAGCCTGCGTCTACCATATCTACCAATCCTATGAACTTGAGCCTTCATCAAGTTCCTTAGACCTGCTCTCCTCTGGCTTAGACTCACTCTGGTTCTTCTCGGTCTCCCTAGTTTCCTCATGTCTTGTTATATCGCACTCCAAGCATCTAAAGACTGTAGTGAGTCCACTATGTCCTACTATCCTCATTGGCTGCTTGCAGTTGGGGCAGTTCATCCATATCTGCCCTCCCTCCAAATATATTTTGGATAAACTGGGTGTAGTTGAATTGGCTTACTCCATTACCACCAAGAGCACTCCTGATTATGTTTAGTTGCTGAGGAGTATAATGTGCTCTAGCTTGCTTTAGATAAGCAGATTCATGCTGAGTAAGTTCATCTGGATTAACAATGCTCTTTATTATAACCTCATAGTCCTTCTTGAGGATAAGCCTGAAGTTCCTAAGGAATTCTACCTCTATGAACTTCTCAGCAAAGGTATCTCTTAGCTCTCCCAACTGAGTAGTATCTAGCTTCTTGAACTCACCATCAAGGTATCTCCATGCCCTAACAGTCTTCTCCCTTATCCCTGTTAACTGGGCTGATTCCCTAATGGTAAACCCACAAGCTCTGAAGGATAGATACTTCTGCTTTAGAGGGCTGTCTGACAGGTTTGGTAGAGTTACTAGGGTCTTCCCCTCCTCGGTAGTCAATGCTTCATTCATAGTACAATTATAAACATGGGT